TCGCCATGGTGCCCAGCGCGGCGGACACCAGGGTCACCGCGGGCAGCAGCACCTGGCCCAGGGTCGCCTGGGTGTTCTCCCAGGTCGCGGACGCCCGGGCGCTGGCACCTTCGGCGGTGTCCGCTTCCCGGGCGAACGCCCCGACAGCCTTCCCCGATTGTTTGGTCGCCATGGCCAGGATGGTCTGCGCCTTCGCCGCGGTCTTGGCTTCCCCGGTCAGTTTGTCGGTGCCGTCGGCGGCCATCTGCGCGGCCACCGCCGCGGCGGACAGGTTCAGCCCGTACCGCTCCGCGGGGTCCGCTTCGCCTTTCAACGCGGAGGACAGCGCGGACACCGCGTCCGCGGTGGACCCGCCGAACGTGGCCGCCAGGTCGGCGCCCATGGTGATCAGGTCCCCGGTCTGCCGGGCGGCGTCGTCGGCGGACACGCCCATATTGCCCAGCTGGGCGCCGACCACGTTGGCCAGTTCCAGGTACGCGGACTGGGCCAGCCCCGCCGATGACGCGGCGTCCTTCGACCACGCGGTGACCTGGTCGGCGTTGTCCCCGAACACCGTCTGAGTGGCGCCCAGTGCCTGCTGCACGCTGCTGGCGGCGTCGGTGGCGAACTTCCCGAACGCCACCAGGGCGGCCCCGGTCGCGGCGGCCGGCGCGGCCAGCGATGACATGGCCGACCCGAACTTCCCGAACCGGGACGCCGCGGCGTCGGTGTCCCGGGCGGCGGCCGCGGCGTCGACGGCGATCTTGACCAGCAGTTCGGCGGATCGGGCCATGTCATCACCTCCCGTTGCGTATCGCGGCCGCCTGGGCGTGCAGCACGTCCAGCACGGTCGCCAGGGTCCAGTCGGACTCCCCGCGCCACTGCCCGGGGGCGGTGGACGTGGCCACCGCTATCTCACAGATCAGCCGGGACCGGGACCCGGCGGGGTAGGGCGGGCAACGTCGTCCGCGGTGGTCGCGTCGGTCACCTGGGCCAGCCCGGCCAGGAACGCATCCCAGGTCACCGTGTCCGGGATGCGGCCGGTCCGCCGGGACGCCGCCCAGGCCAGGAACGCGAGCCACTTAAACGGGGCGTTGCCCGGGGTGTTCGCCTTCCACTTCCGGGCGGCCGCGGTTTCCTCCCACAGCACCAGGTCCGGCTGGTACGCCTGCACCGTGTAGGCGGCGCCGTCGATCGGCACCACCCGCAGCCGGGGGATCGTCAGCCCGGCGGCGTCCACGGGCAGCGGGAACGGCCCCGCCGGGAGGTCCATCGTCGTCATCGCCATGTCGGCCAGCTGGGCGTCGTCGGTCACGGTCATGCGCCTTTCACCTTCCCCAGGGCGTCGTCCACGGCCCGGGCGTACACGTCGGTCACCGCGGGCCCCGCGTCGGCCAGCGCGGACGTCAGGGCCCAGGACGGGGTGATGTGATGCCGGGACCAGCCGTACTCCTGGACGCCCGCGTACACGACCGGGGACCCGATCCGCGACCCCGACCCGTCCGGGGTCGCGGTGAAGCTGGCGGCCAGGTGCCCGGTGCGGCGGCGGGCCCGCAGCCGGGCGCCGCGGACCACGATCGCCCCGGCCGCGGTGGCGGCGTCGCCCAGGTCGCCCAGGTCGTCAGCGAAGCCGTGCAGGGTCGCGGCCAGGGTGTCCGCCCCGACCACGGTCACCGCGCCGGTCACGCGGGCACCGGGGCGGCCGCCGGGGCCGGTTCGTCCGCGGCCGGGGGGGCGATCCGCGCCTGGGCGATCGGCCGCCCGGTGCGGAACACCACCGCGCCGCCGGTCGGGTAGGTGAACGTCACGTCCCCGACGATGGCGAACTCGAAGTCGCTGGTCAGGGTGTCGCCGTAGGCGTCGGCGCCCAGGTCCAGCGGGTCCACGATCAGCGTCCCGGCCGCGGACACCCCGGCGGTGGTGTTCGGGGTGAACTCGAACGCCTGCTGGCTGCCCGGGGACGCCCAGGACAGCGCGAACAGCCCCGTGGTGCCGTCGTCGGGGTCCACGTCCACGTTCCCGGACAGGGCGGCCGTGTAGGTCACCGCGCCGGGGACCTGGGTGCCGCAGAGCTTCGTGGTGGTGTCGCCCTGGTCCTTCGTGGACGCCACCCGGGCCCCGTTGACCAGGCAGGACACGTCCACCGACGTGCCCACTTCCCCGATGGTGAGGGTGCCCGGCCCTAGTTGGATGCTCATGTCTTCGGTGCTCCGTTCGGTTGTCGGATACGTTCGGTCCAGGTCAGCCGGTACGCGGGCAGCGGGGCCGCCTGGTGCGGGACGATCAGGTCGGCCGGGTCGGCGCGCACCCCCGCCCAGTCCAGGGCGATGCCCATGGCTTCCAGCAGGTCGCCCAGGTTGCCCAGGTCGGTCATCCGGCCGGACGCGCCGGTGACGGCCCAGGCGGTGAACTCCGCGGTGAAGTCGCCGCGGCCGAACCGGTATTCCACCGCCGGGGGGGCCACGTACACGCACGGCGGGTTCACATCCCGTTCGTCGGCGGTGGCCCTGACCCCGCCCGCGGTCAGCCGGTCCACCACGCCCTGCACGGCGGCCGCCACGTCCATCAGCCGACCCCGGGCAACGCCCAGAGCCCGGTCCGCAGGGCCCGGGCAATCTCCGGGTCGTACCGGGACACGAACGTCACGGACTCCCCGAACGTCTCGACCCCGCCGGGGGAGTTCCGGCGGCGGACCAGGCGGGCCGCCAGCATCACGGCCGCCTGGTACGTCTCGGCGTCCGGGGTGTAGGGCAGGGCGGCCAGCCGGTCGCCCACGATCACGCCGCGGACGTCGGCGGGCGTGGCCGTCGGGTACCCGTCGGGGCGGGCCCGCTGGACCTGCGGTTCCACCGCGGCCGCGCACCGGGTGACCAGGTCGTCGTCGGCGGTGTCCGCGGCCGCCAGGCGTAGCTGCGCCTTGACGTCGGCCACGTCCAGCCAGGTCGGGGTGTAGTCGGGCATGGGCTACGGGATTACCGGGGTGATGCCGACGGACACGATGCCCAGCGGGTCGTTCACCAGTTCCGCGGAGTACCCGAACACCCCGACGTCGATCCCGCCGTTGGCCAGGTCCACGGCCCGCACGGTGAACGGGTTGCCGCGGGGGGTGTACTGGGTGGCGGCCCGCCGGTCGCCTGCGATGACGGTCCCGGCGGGGACCGCGGGGGACTCGAACACCCGCAGGTTGTTCACGCTGGCCGACGTCCCGGACAGGTCCACGCTGGACGATGACGCGAGCCACCAGGGGGCGTCCGCGGTGGTGATCCCCAGGTACGCGGCGTAAAGGTCGGTGGCCAGGGCGATGAAATTGACCGACGCCCCGGCCAGTTTCAGGGTCTGCGCGGCCAGCGCCACCGCGCCGATGACGTCGGCGGCGGTGCCGCCGTCGGTGGCCTCGCTGATGATCAGGGCGCCGACCGCGGCGTCGAGTTTCTTGGCGTAGTCCTGGGACACCAGGGTCAGCCAGGTACGGATGACGGACTCGTCCCCGAAGTCCAGCCAGATGCGGTCGAAGTCGGCGCCGACCGCGTGCCGACCGGCGGTCACGGTGACCGGCCCGAACCCCAGGGCCCCGTCCGTCGGGATCGGTGCCTTATTCCCGGCGTACGGGCTGATCACCGGGCCGGGCGGGATGCGCTTCCAGCCGGTCAACGTCATCGCCGTCAGCGTGCCCGTGGTGATCGCGTTCGCCCAGTCCAGGGCCAGGTACTGCGGGGTCCACAGTTCGCCCAGCCACTGCGGGGGGGCGGTCGCGGCGGACCCGGTGGACACGGGGGTGACGTTGGCCAGGGCCGCGGTCAGGGCCGCGGCGGACCGGTCGGAATCCCGGAACTGGGCGGCGACCTGCGCGGCCGCGGCGTCCAGCGTCAACGCCTGGGCGGGGCGGCGGGCCGCGGTCAACGCCGCCGGGGCCCGGGCCGCCCGCGGCGCCGACGCAAAGGGGGGAGCGGGCGGCGCCGCGGCCGGGATCGGGGGGGCGGCCGGGTCCGGGTCGCCCAGTTCGGCGGCGATCCGGGCGTCGGAAAACGCGGGCAGCGGCACCAGGGCGATCGCCGCCAGGGCCGCGGTCACCAGTTCGCCGTCGTCGGTCAGTTCCACGTCTTCCAGTTCCACGGACAGGGCGTCCCGGGTGCCCTCCCGGGCTTCCAGCAGCGCGGCGTCCCCGTCCGGGGTCGCGGCGATGTGCAGCTCGGCGACCAGCCCGGCGGCGGTGTCGGTCAGGGCCGTCACGTACCCGACGGGGCGGGTCCGGTCGTGCCCGCTGAACACCTTCACCCGGCGCAGGTCGGACGGCCAGGTCACGGTCCCGGACGATGCCCGGACCAGCCCG